TTTAGTAACTCGTGTTTGAGATTCTTGCCTTCGTTCTCTAGATTCTCGAAATACTTTATCAAGTCAGATTGCGTGAGTGTCAGCAATTTTATACGAAAAAATTTGAGTTATCAAAAGTTATTGGTATTGTATAAGTTGCAGGCGCACCATTCTTGATCTGTTCCTCTGTGGCTTTCATTGGAATCGGTTGCACCGAACCTTGCAATCTTATTTTTGCTAACTCTTCCTCTATTTCTTTGATTAGTTTTGATTCTGCATTGTCAACGAATGCCTTTATCTGTGCAGGATCAGATACTGATTCTTTTCCATCTGGCAATGTTATTTTTTCTATGTTGCTCAACAACAGCGATGAATTTAGGTCAGTAAGCATTTTGAAACTGTCCGTGAATTTCTGTGTTTTCTCATCATCGGTCATTGTGGTAGACTGTTGTACCTGCATATAGATTCTTTGTTGTTGGAATGTTCTAATTTGGCTTTCAATTATCTGTTTGTAGATCAAAGGTCTCACTGTGATTGCCAGACCGTCCTTCAATTTGCAACTGTTTGTGATCGTTCCTTGGGATAATCTATCCAACAGTTCGGGCAACATAATTGATTGTGTCACCTGTTCATTTGCACCAGGTACTGTTGTGTTCATATCCATTTTTTCACCATAACTTGCAATCCTGATTGCTATTAATATGGTGTCCATGTCGTAACTGACCAACTGCCAAGGATCTTTGATGTTTGGAATGCAAGATTTAATCACGTCGATTGTCGCTTGTCCATTCATCATAGCATCTGGCGTTTTAAAAGCCAACTCATCTTTGGCTGTCATTGGTAGCACTGGATATTCTCCGCTCGGAGAACGTTCAAGCACGTGTGGAGGGTAATTTCCGCCACTTGGGAATTTAATGTATACAGCCGGTTGCCTGTAGTATTTGCTTAATGGATTTGTATTTTCAGTCATTTTCTAGTTCTATAAATATACTTTATTAACGTATGTATGTCAATATTTATATGCGTATATAATGGTGCTTAAAAATGGACGAAGAAATAAAGAAAATATTAGACGAATTACGTAAAGTTACCAGTACTCGGGACCTCGAAAACTGGCGTAGAGCCAATGCCAAAGCGGTAAAAGACATGGAGGCCAAAGGTGCCAAAGAAACCAAACTATTCAAGGACGAAATCAGAGCAAAAGAGCGACTTTTAAGAGCGGAAGGTAATTTAGCAGAACATTTCAAAAAACTCGGTGGCAGTATGGGAATGTCAGAAACTTCTGCTTCGAGATTTGGTAGAGCGGCAAGAAACACAGCAGATTTTGTTGGTGAATTTGGCGAAGCTCTGTATGAAGGTACAGGTAGTATCTCAGATTTTACAAGTGCGTTAAAAGAATTTGGTCCCATAGGAAAAGTACTGGCAGGAGTTGGTACTAGTTTTGACAGGTCTGTACAATCATTTAGAACATTGTCCTCAGTGGGTGGTACGTTTTCTCAGAGTCTGGTTGAATTACGGGAAACGGCAACCAGAGCAGGATTACCATTAACAGATTTTGTTGACCTTATAGGAAAAAATTCAGAGGCACTTGCTCAACTGTTCGGTTCAACCACACAAGGTGCCAAAGAGTTTGCTAACTTTTCTGAAACATTCAGACAACAGAACATACAAGCACTTGCACCATTAGGACTAACGGTAGAAGAAATTAATGAACAACTAATCACCAACCTGACATTACAAAGAAGAACAGGTAATTTTGTACAAGGGCAAACAACACAACAGTTACAGTCAGGAAGAAGATTAATTTTACAATTAGATAGACTAGCAAGACTTACTGGTATCCAGAGAGAAGAACTTTCAAAAACAATTGAATCTCAAATGTCCAATGAAAGATTCCTTGCTTTCTTAGGACAACAGACAGAAGAGACTGCTCAAAGATTGGCAGGCTTCTCTGCTGGTATAGAAAAACTTGCACCAGGATTGGCAGAAGGATTCCAAGATTTGATTGCTAACGCAGGTGTGCCAGTAACAGATGCCGCACAACAATTGATAATGAACATACCCGAGGCATCGGCTATAATTCAACAATTGACTGCTGGAAGTATTTCAACTGAAGAAGCATTAGTTGGTTTAAGAGATGCGGCTAAAAGATCAAACACTGCCTTGGCAAGTGTAGCACAAACTGGTACAGTAGATTTTGCAAGACTATTTGCTGAAGTAAACAAACTTGCCACTGCAACTCTAGACACAACCAATATGACGGAAGAGCAACGTGCAGAAGCAGAGGCATTGACAAGACAGTTAACACAATTCGAAGATGCATCAAAAAGAGCTTCGAGTGCCATACAAAGTGTTGAAACAGGATTCCAGGCATTCGTAGGAAGTATACTAGGTGACGGTCCGGGATCATTGAACAACACAATGAATGGATTATCAGAAAAAATTACAAATTTAAGCACAGGTACCAAAGCGGCCTTGTTCGCTTCGGCAAAAGTCATTGAAGGCTCTGTTGGAATGATGAGAGATGCCGCACCAATAACAGCAGGAACTTATGCCGCTTTAAAAATGGCAGGCGTTGGTCCAGGTATGGGAGGAATGGGATTTGGTGGTACTATGGGACGAGGCATGGGCAGTAAAGGATTAGGCCTAGGTGCTAAAGTTTTAAGAGGTGGTGGAATACTAGGTGCTGGGTTAGGTGCCGCCGGTGCAGTAGGAAATTTAATGGATGACGACAAGTCAAACAACGCAGGAGCAATAGGTACATTGGCTGGTACGGCTCTAGGAGCATTTTTTGGTCCAGTTGGAATGATGCTAGGTGGTATGGCAGGTGGTATGATAGGTAATGCTATCGGCGGAAGACAATATGGAACAATGGGAACACTTGGATTGCCTTATGAACCTAAGAATGTTTTAACAAGTTTACACTCCGGAGAAAGAGTATTAAGTCCAACAGAAACGGCAGAATATAATGCAGGGCAAAGCACAGGTGGATCTACAGCAAACTTCACTATGTTGGCTGGTAAATTGGATAATATGAATACCTCACTAATTAGTGCAGTAACGGAAATGAAATCTATGAATAAAGGCGTAAATACACTTGTCGCTGTTGGTAACGAAACTGCAAAAAATACAAATATTACGCAAAGAAGACTTGCAAACAAGACGGAAAGTATTATATAATAAAGTATGGCTTGGAAAAAATATTTTAAAGACGCTAACCTTTCTCCTATATCGGGAGATAGCAGACCGAATTTTGCAAAAAGAAATTACTCATCGTACCTACCTGATGTTTACACAGGACACCCAAACAGGATACAAAGATATTTTCAATATGACCAAATGGATTCTGATTCAGAAATCAATGCGGCATTAGATATACTTGCAGAATTTTGTTCACAAAAAAATGCTGAAAATGAAACTCCGTTTGATTTAAGTTTTAAAGACGAAGTTACTAGTCACGAAGTAAAACTTTTAAAGAAAGCATTACAACAATGGACAAAAGCAAATAAATTTAATAAAAGAATTTTTAGAATAATCAGAAACTCTTTGAAATACGGAGATTGTTTTTTCATAAGAGATCCTGAAACAAACAAATGGCTATACATTGATTCTGCAAAAGTTGATAGAATTATTGTAAACGAATCTGAAGGAAAAACTCCTGAACAATATGTTGTAAGAGATATAAATCCAAACTTACAAAGATTATCAGCAACACAAATTACACCAAACCAAGTTTACGGTGGCGGTGGAAGTGGCGGAACTTACAATCAAAATTATGCAGGTGCTGGACAAGGTGTAAATCAACAGGCCGGCGCTGGACAAGGTGGTAGATTCTACAGAACAATGAATCAATATACAATCAATGCTGACAACGTAATACATTTGAGTATGTCAGATGGTTTAGACAACTTATTTCCGTTTGGACAATCTGTGCTAGAACAAATTTTCAAAGTTTACAAACAAAAAGAATTACTAGAAGACGCAATTATAATTTACAGAGTACAAAGAGCACCTGAAAGAAGAGTGTTCTACATTGACGTAGGTAATATGCCAACACACTTGGCTATGCAATTCGTTGAGAGAGTCAAAAATGAAATCAACCAAAGAAGAATTCCAAGCACATCAGGTGGTGTAAACTATATCGATGCCACTTACAATCCAATGTCGATCAATGAGGATTACTTCTTTCCACAAACAGCAGAAGGAAGAGGATCTAAAGTTGATACACTACCAGGTGGAACTAACCTAGGTGAGATAGATGACCTTAAATTCTTTACAAACAAACTGTTTAGAGGTTTGAGAATACCAAGTTCATACTTGCCAACTGGTCCAGATGATGGACAACAACAGTACAATGACGGTAGAGTTGGAACTGCGTACATACAAGAATTAAGATTCAACAAATATTGTATGAGATTACAAAATATGATTGCTCCTATGTTTGACGAAGAATTTAAATTTTGGATTAAATCTAAAGGTTACAACATTGATAGTTCAATGTTTGAAGTTAAACTTAATCCACCACAAAACTTTGCACAGTACAGACAAACAGAAATGGATCAAGCAAGAGTTCAAACATTCACACAGGTAGCGGAACTGCCATATATGAGTAAACGTTTTGCGTTAAAAAGATTCTTAGGTTTGAGTGAAGAGGAAATGGCAAGAAATGCTGACTTATGGGCAGAAGAAAATGCAGTACCTCAGAAAAAACAAAGCAAGGCAACACAATTAAGAGCAGGTGGAATAACACAAGGTGGTATCACTTCTGATTTAGACCAGTTTGAAAACCCAGAAGCACCAGATGACGCACCACCGGCCGAAGGAACACCAGGACAAACACCACCAGCAGGTGGCGGAACTACCGGAGGTACCGGCGGAGGAACCGGCGGAGGAACACCAGTTTAAGGTTAAATACGATTATGAAACTGATGGAAATTTTTAGATACGGTGAAGATGGATTTGAACAGGACAAATCATATGATCCTGAACAAGATATATCAATTTTAGATAAAAACGACACTAGAAAAACACGTCTTACTCTCAAAGACATTAACAAAATGAGATTAGCATCAGAAGAACACGACGAACGTCAACAGGACGAAGCAGTATTTGTCCAAAAAATGTATGGAGCTCAAGCAACAGACGATAACTTACAGTTGTAATGAGTGAGACTATATTTGTTTTAGGTAACGGCGAATCCCGAAAAGGCATACAAATAGAAGATTTAAAACAGCACGGCAAAGTATTTGCTTGTAATGGTGTGTATCGTACAGATACTCCTGATGTTTTAGTTGCAGTTGATCCTAAAATGTTACTCGAAATTGCAGAAGGTGATTACATTATTAATAATAATGTGTGGTCTAATTTTAATCAGATGTATAAAAAGAACGATAAAATTATGAATCACGTACAATTCTTTCAACCGTCGTTGGGTTGGTCTTCAGGACCAACAGCATTGAAGTATGCCGCCGAGCATAAACCGAGAAAAATATATATTTTGGGTTTTGACTATCAAGGACATAACGATAAGCAACGAAAAATTTTTAATAATTTGTTTAAAGATACCAGAAATTACAAAAAATCTACAGAAGAGGCTACTTTTTTTGGTAATTGGTTGAATCAAACAAAGCGAGTTTTAAAAGATTATCCTGATACTGAATTCTGTAGAGTAGTGCCAAAGGAATGGTTCAAACCTAAAGATTTAGAGTGGAATAAAAACTTAAAGCACGTACATATCGATGAATTTTTAAGGCTATATAACTTAAAAATTAAAATGTAGTCATAAAACTGACAAAATCTGCCGTTTTTGTCATATATTACACCCCTAAACCCCTATCTTTGTTAAATAGTTACTACTTAATTAAGTATAAATCGATTAAAGGAGCTCGTTAATAAATGACAAATCAAACTAATAAATTTGAATCATTGTTAGAATTGCTAATCAACGAAGAGAATGATAAAGCAGAACAATTATTCCACGAAATCGTAGTTGAAAAATCTAGAGACATCTACGAAAATTTAGCGGATTCTGAGTCAGCACCTGCTGACGCAACTTCGGAAGAAGTAAAAGAAGAGGCTAAAGAAGAAACTAAAGAAGAAACTAAAGAAGACGCTAAAGAAGAAGTTAAAGAAACTGAAGCATCTGAAGAGGCTAAAGTAGAAGAAACTACTGAAGAAACTAAAGATGAAGAAGTTAAAGAAACTGAAACTCCTGCTAAAACAGACGAAGAAACTGTTGAAGCAATTGGTGGAGATGCTACTGACGAATTAGTCAAAGACATCACTGCTGATGAAGAAGGTGATGCTGATGCGGCCGCTGACGATATGGAACAAGACATGGATGCAGACGGTGAAGCAGAAGGCGACACTGAAGAAAGAGTTGCTGATTTAGAAGACGCTTTAGATGAACTTAAAGCAGAATTCGAAAAAATGATGATGGACAAAGGTGATGAAAAAGAAGAAGAATCTTTAGAAGCACCAATTACTCCAGAAACTGAAATTCAACCTATGGAAGCAAAAGCAGAAACTAAGGAAACTGTAAAAGAATACAAGATCCAAAAATCTGCAGATACAGCCGACCACGCAGATGCTAAATCATCTCCAGTGGCTTCTAATGCAAAATCACCAAACGGTGCTAATGCAAAAGAAATTGCAAAAGGTGGAGCAGAAGAAAAAGGAAGACCTGCACCAACTGCCGCAAAAACAGAAGGCGATTTTGCTAACACAGGTGGAAAAGACAGTTTAAAAACTACAGAAGTTAAAGCAGACCACAAAGACGGTGCTGATGCTTCTGCTAAAAAATCTCCAGTAGTTGCCGCTAAAAAGTAATAACTGGAAATTTGAGGAGTAGTAAACGATGTCACTATATCTAAGAGAACATTTAACCTACGATCAGGCTAGAGTACAGATTCTACACGAGGGTGAAGAAGGTAAAGATTTGTACATGAAGGGGATTTGTATTCAAGGAGGCATTAAGAATGCTAACCAAAGGATCTATCCAGTTAATGAGATAGGTAAAGCAGTTAAAACTCTTAATGATCAGATCGGATCAGGTTATTCTGTTCTTGGAGAAGTAGATCATCCAGACGACTTAAAGATTAATTTGGACCGTGTTTCACATATGATTACTGAAATGTGGATGGACGGACCAAATGGATACGGTAAAATGAAAATTTTACCAACACCGATGGGTCAACTTGTCAAAACGATGTTAGAATCAGGAGTGAAATTAGGCGTTTCCAGTAGAGGTTCAGGTAATATGAACGAATACGGAAGCGGTGAAGTTTCAGATTTTGAAATAATAACGGTTGATGTTGTGGCCCAACCTTCGGCCCCAGGTGCTTACCCAACGCCAATATACGAACATTTGTTAAACACAAAAGGTGGTATGAAAGCGAAAGGTCTGGCGGAAGAAGTTCGAAATGACAAAAAGGCACAAAGGTATCTAAAAGATGCCCTAACTAACATAATAAAGGACCTAAAATAATGATAGACGCAATATCAAAACTAGTAGAGTCAGGAGCAATTTCAGAAGACGTACAAAAAAGTATATCTGAGGCTTGGGATTTGAAAGTAAAAGAAAATAGAGAAGGTGTGTCTGCAGAATTAAGAGAAGAATTTGCTAAAAGATACGAGCACGACAAGGCTAATATGGTTGAAGCAATTGACAAAATGATGACTGAGAAGTTATCTGGAGAGATCTCTAAATTCATAGAAGACAGAAAAGCACTTGCTCAAGAAAAACTATCCTACAAAGAAAACGTAGGCAAACATTCTGCAAAATTAGAGAGTTTTATACTTTCTAAATTGTCAGAAGAGTTAAAAGAACTACACAGCGACAGAAAAGGTGTTCACGAAAACTTCACAAAATTGGAAGAGTTCGTAGTAGGTGCTCTTGCAAAAGAAATTAAAGAGTTCCATGAAGACAAAAAAGGCGTTGTGGAAACGAAAGTCAAATTAGTAGCCGAGGCTAAAAAGCAAATGGCGAAAATGAAAGAGGCTTTCATTAAAAAATCTGCTAAAGTTGTAGAAAATGCAGTAGTGAAAAAATTGGGTGAAGAATTAACTCAATTAAAAGAAGATATCACTAAAGCAAGAAACGTCAACTTTGGTAAAAAAATATTCGAAGCATTTGCATCGGAGTACCAGAATTCTTACTTAAATGAGAAGTCTGAGACTGCGAAATTGTTGAAAGTTGTTGATGAAACAGCTCTAAAACTTGCTGGTGCTGAGAAGGCTGTCGAAGAAAAACAAGCGGTGATTGAATCCAAAGAGGCGGAAGCCAAAAGACAATCGGATTTGATGGAACGTAAGGAAAAGATGGCTGAGATGCTCAAACCATTGGGCAAAAACAAGAGTGAAGTTATGAGTCAACTGTTAGAATCCGTTCAAACAGCAAACTTACAGGCTTCATTCGACAAGTATCTGCCTCACGTAATGGCTGACAAACCAGTAGTATCTGAGAAAAAAGTTATTTCAGAATCGGCTGGTGACAGACAAACGAGAGAAGATGCTGATATTAATAGTATCCGTAAATTAGCGGGTATTTAACTAAACAAATAAGGGGAAAGATACAAATGTCAGAAATATTTGAATCTAAATGGAGCGAAACTAAACAAGCTCTAACTGAAGGTTTAGAAGGCAACAAGAAAAAGACTATGGATGTAGTCTTAGAAAATACTAAAAGGTATTTGTCAGAGCAGGCGACTGCTGGGGCAACATCGGCTGGTAACGTTGCAACTCTAAACAGAGTGATTCTTCCTGTAATCAGACGGGTTATGCCGACTGTTATCGCTAACGAAATCGTTGGTGTACAGCCGATGACTGGTCCGGTTGGACAGATTCACACACTAAGAATAAGATATGCGGACACATCTGCTAACGATAACGTTATCGCTGGTGAAGAAGCATTATCTCCTTTCAAAATTGCGAGAGCATACTCTGGTAACAACACTGAGTCTTCACCAAAAGCGGCATCAACTGCGGCTAAAGAAGGTACAGCGGGTAACAGATTATCAATCCAGATTTTGAAACAACCTGTTGAAGCCAAGTCAAGAAAACTATCTGCAAGATGGACTTTTGAAGCGGCTCAAGATGCACAAGCACAACAAGGTATCGATGTAGAAGCAGAAATCATGGCGGCATTAGCTCAAGAGATTACTGCTGAGATCGACCAAGAAGTAATTGGTTCTTTAAGAACATTGGCTGGTTCAGACGATGAATCTTTTGACCAATCTGCTGTATCTGGTACTGCAACGTTCGTAGGTGATGAACACGCGGCGTTATCTGTATTAATCAACAGAGTAGCAAACTTAATTGCGGCAAGAACAAGAAGAGGTGCTGGTAACTACGCAGTTTGTAGTCCACAAGCATTAACAATTCTTCAATCTGCAACAACATCGGCATTTGCTAGATCAACTGAAGGTTCTTTTGAAGCACCTACTAACACTAAATTCGTTGGTACGTTAAATGCTTCTATGAGAGTATACGTTGACTCATATGCGGCTGACGATACATCAGTATTAGTTGGTTACAAAGGTTCAAGTGAAGCAGACGCTCCGGCGTTTTACTGCCCATACATACCTTTAATGTCATCAGGCGTTGTTCTTGATCCATCAACTTTCGAACCGGTAGTAGGTTTCTTAACTAGATATGGTTATGTAGAGTTAACAAACACTGCATCATCTCTAGGTAATGCGGCTGACTACGTTGGAAGAGTTGGTATTTCAAACGTAAAATTCAAGTAATCTTAGATTACGAATTTCATTCAAAAGGGCGGCTTTTATTAGTCGCCCTTTTTTTGTGGCTTAAATATCGTAGATGCAGAAGATATTTTCAAATGGTTGCAGTTTCTTAACACCAAGACCTAAAGATGGTGTACACACATTCGTAAGTGATATAATTTCTAAAAAACTTAACAGTGAATTAACAAATCTTGCCATGGGAGGCAGGGGAAATAACAGAATAAGTTTCTCTACCAAGGTATGGTTCGAACAAAATAATAAAGAAAACACGTTTGCTATCATAGGCTGGTCCAGTAGTCATAGAAATGATTATGTTACCAACGATGGTTGGAAGAAAGGACGTGTACCTCAAACAGATCTTACGTGGAGAACCTGGAAAACATTGGACAATGTAACTTTCATAAGACAAAAACAGGGTTGGGACATTGAAAATCACGCCACAATGAACTTTTTAGATAATATTTTTGACTTACAAAATTATTTTGAACGTAATAAAATTCCATATGTCATGTACAATGCTCTACCAAACAATTTAAATGTAGATGTTCACGATTTTAATGTTATAAAAAATAGTTTGAACATGAAAAGATTCTTCAAACCTGAAATTAGTCATTACGAATATGTGCTTGACCGAAAGTTAATTGTCAGTCCCAATGATCCTCATCCAAGTTTAGAAGGTCACCAGCAGTGGGCAGATATGTTGTTTGAATTTGCAAAATCTAATAATTTATTTGAAATTAACTGACGCTATAATTATTTTTTTCCATACGTATACGATTCAAAGACCAAATAAGGTAGTTTTATTCATAAATTAGACTTCTAAATATTTGACAGGTTCACACATGAACCTACAATCAAGGGAGGTCCAACATGGATTATCTTAGTAAAATAAAAGGATGGGCAAAAGGAATTGCTGACGTAGGTGTTTCACTTATCGCATTAGGAATTGTTTTAGAAATCCTTTTTAACGGACAAGGTATTCCGTTCTGGCCAAATGTTTCTGTAATAGGAAATGTCCAGGGCGTATTGCAAGGCTTTTCAGATCAAGGTCTGATAGGTTTAGTAGCAGTTTGGATTCTATATCACATCTACAATAGAAAATAATATAGATAACAAAATAATACTGTAAGCCATTAGGGTGGTGTAACTAGCATAAAAACTTTTACATCACCCTATTTTTTAGTTTTAAATACAGTATATGACAAGAATAATAATTGCTGGAGACAGTTGGGGAGCTCATAGTTATGAAAGGAACTATGTACACAAAGACCTTAAGGGATTTAAATGGAAGCCATCTAAAAAGTATGTGCTGTATCCAGGTCCTGGAGACTTTTTATCTAAATTAATTAACAATGAAGTTGTTACTATTGCCGATCACGGAGTATCTAATACTGAGGCATTAGATAATCTTAATAAACTTGATTGCACGAACGATATTGTTGTATTCTATAAAACAGGGTTGTTGAGAGAAGTATATAAAGCATATTTAGATAAAACAGATACACACAATACCAAAGATTGTAAAGCAGATTTTGAACATTACTCTAAAACATTTTATAAAAGGTGCTCAACAATAAAAGCGAAACATTTTTGTTTAATGGGAGGGTGTTCCGAAATACAGATGGACCAAGCAAAAAAATATAATATTAATGTTTTGGAACAAAGTGTTACAAAGTGGTTAATGCCCAAAGCAGATTTTACAGATAATATTTTTGATCCAACGGTATATTGGTTAGAATATCAATATAAATGTGATTATTTTAAAAAAGCAGTAGTACAATCATACGATAAAATAGAATTTTGGAATACACACATAAAGCAATTTTGTAAAAAACATCCTACAGTAGAATCAAACAAGAAAATTGCTAATAGAATTTACGAATACGTTACGGATAAATTAGATTGATTTGCAACATTAGTTTGTTGAACAACTACACCTTGCTTAT